ATCTATTATACATTGGAGCTGGATAATCATCCCAGATATTTAAATAAGAAATTGGGATGCTTTTTCTGATTTCTTGTTCCATATTCCAAATATGCATAAAATATCTTGGATCTGTAATTAAAAATAAAGCATCGGGTTTTTCCATCTTTATTATTTCTCTTATTATCGATGGGTTTCCATAACCATCACTAGGATATAAGATAACAGATGAATCATTTAATCCTGATAATTTATCAGTGCTTTCCGATAAGTCTAATCTTTTATTTTTTTCTGGGTGGTTTATTGATCCAGCTATTTGGACCCAATTAAAATGTTGAGCCGTATGTATTACAATTTCTTTTGCTATTGTAGCTACACCAGAATGTACTCTAATATCATCGCAAATTAGAAGTATTTTTTTTCTTTTATCCTTAGGGATATACTTAAAGTTTTTGTTCATAGGATTTATAGATCGATATTAATTTGATTGGTAATTTGTTTACGAAAATCTTCATTTGTAAGATACAAAAACAAGCTACGGTCGGCAAGTTTTTGAAAAGAAAATTTACGCTTTACACATTCAATTTTAAAATCCTCGAATAAATCGCTCTTAACTTTAACACTCGTTAGTGTCATTGGTTTTTTATTTGTCATAGTCTTTATTAATTAAAACATTTATTATACATATATCATTATCTACTCAAAATGCGCCTTTGCTCCACATAATTCTTTATCTTCTCCATAAGGACAAAACGTACAATTCCATTTAGAAGGTGATTTTGGATAATCTATTTCTTTAATTTTTCCACTTGAACTAAAACACTCTGTTATAAAACTATTAACAGCACTTTTAGCTCTATTTAATTTAATTTTACCACTTGGTGGAGCAAATGTTTGCACTCTGTAAGCTTGATGAGGAGACATAATATTATCATCATCCCAATCTAATACTTTTCTTTTTACTATAAAAAATTCAATTTCAATTTTATCTAAAGGAATGCCATATTGTTCAGAGAAATATTGTTTATATAAAATTAATTGAAAATGTTTATTTTCATCTTTTTTAGCATAACTGTTCCAACCCTTAGTACTGGTTTTTATGTCGATTATTTTGAATGTATCTGTTTTTTCATTATATGTGACAACATCTAAATACCCCATGTATAATACGTTATTATACATTTTATTTGGTGCGATTGCAATTGGTATTTCACAACCTACTAAATATGTACCTTTTTTATTAAAATATCTACTACGTTTTTTCTTAAACCAATCTAAAATAGAAACACCATCTTCAAAAAATTCTCTCATTTCTTCAGCTGAGGAGAAGTGTTCATTATTATTAGATTTATATTGGGATTGATATTCAGATATAAATTTATCTTGGAAATACTCTTCCATGTTTATTTCTCTATCTGCTGCTGCCGCTGACTTTTCATACATAACATCTAAGTAATGTTGCATACTTTCGTGGATTGCAGTTCCAAATACAGTATGAATAGATGAATTAAATCTTTTAATCTTATCTTTATATTGTAGTTTCCATCTATAAGCGCAATTCCTAAATATAGACATTTGAGAATATGATATATTCTTTTGATAAGCAAAATTAATTGGGTTAGGAGGGTTATTTTTAATCTCCTTTACAATTTTTGGAATTTTTTTAGCCAAACTATTTTTTCCATTTATCTCGACCTACTAAAAGACCAATTATTCCATAATTAGCTATATCAATAAACGTATCTTCCATCCCTTCTCCTTTAACAAATGCTCTACCATTTACTAATAGATTTTTTAAACGTGATATTTTGTCAGTTAATCTAATACATAACCCAGTTAGTGAAAATTGTTTATCATCGCTGTTATTAACGATATCTCCACCTAAAGCAATATTATTTAACCCATAATCCATATGTTTACGAGCAAACATTTCATACATTTCTTCTTGTATGTTTTGAAATTCTTCTGCTAATTCAGGATATTCTTCTTCAAAAATAGTTATGGTTTGATTTATTTCATCATCCATATATTCTTGTATTTTCTTTTTTGAATGCTTAGAATTAATAATTTCTCTATCGCTCATATCTGTAAAATATTTTTTAACTGTATCACCCATTAACTTGGCCTTTAATTTCAAAATACTTTTCTAATATTTCTAATCTTTCATCGGCCGATGCTAACAATTTAAGAGCTTCAGTACAATTATCCCAATAGTCCTTAGTTGAGTGATCACCTATTCCTGCTGGGTTGTTTGTTAATAGTTCAATACTTGCTAATGCTTTATTTTTATCTGCTTCAGCTTCTGATTTTAGGAATTTGTAAACTTGAATTTTCATTTTAGTATAGTTTTTAGTTCTTTTTTATCTAGTCCTCTATTTGTTAATATACGACTAATTTCTGGTTTATCCAACATATAAATATATTCTTTTGATTCTTTACTTGAACATTTAAAATAATCTTTAATATGATTTACTAAATCTTTATTAGGTTGTTTAATTTTAGATTTAATATATTTATTCCATCTATTATTTTTAGGGATAAATTCTTTATAAATAGAATATATCATCTTTTTTTCTTGAGGTGGAAAATCCTGTACATAGTTAACAACTTCAATATAATCAGGGTTCATAGATATAAATCTATGTATCATATAACTATTCCAAACCTCCCAATCTTTATCAGTAAATGACTCAACAGGAGGTTTAGTAGTATTAATTGCCTTTAACCAATCAAAGATATTCTTCAAATCTAATCCATTAATTCGTCAGCTAATTCTTCTCTAAGTTCTTTTGGAACTGATGATTTAAGGATTTTCTTAGTTGATGGATCATAAAAAACGGGGATTGGGAGTAGAGCATCTTCATCTGTACCCATTACAAATTTAGATACAGTTCTTAATACTACTCCTTGTTGAAAAACAACTCCACCATCAAAATTTTTGATAGCAGTTGTATTTTTTAAATCAATTGGGGGTTGTTGTACTTGCTGTTGCATGATTATTTATTATTTATTAAGTTTTGAATTAACGACATTGTATTTATTTCCTTGTCGATTCGGAAATTTGCTTTATATTGGTGTTCGTTTATTAAAATAGCTACTGTACCTTCTTTATTTGAAAGATATTCAGATGCACGTTCGTATAATGCTTTAAATAACTCATCAAAATCATCTACATTAGCATCAGCTATAATTTGACGTATATCATTGTAACAATCTACTTTATTAAATTTAGATCCTTCTGATAGGGCATTGATAACTTTATCTATATAATTTGATGACACTAGTATAGATTGATCTAATCTAAGATATAAATCATTTGCTCCACCGTCTACAGTTGATAATTGTATTGTATTAATACATTTACGTAAATCAGGATAATATTGATTAACTAAAGGTACTAAATCATTTACTTCATGTGTAATAGACTCTTCATTGCAAATCCAATTTAAATGTTTAGCAACATCTTTTTTAGTTGGGGGTACAATTTTAAGTACTTGACACCTAGATTGTAATGGATCAATAATACGTTCTACAAAATTACAAGTCATAATAAATCTTGTAGTACGTGAAAATGTTTCAATTATATTACGAAGTGAAGCTTGTGCTTGTATAGTAAGAAAATCTGCTTCGTCTAAAATAACAACCTTAAGAGGCTTGAATGAAGCAACGGATGCAAAACTAGAAACTTTATCTCTAATAGTTTCAATACCTCGCTCATCAGAAGCATTAATATATAAGTGATCACAATCTAGACTATTAACAATAATTTTTGCTAATGTCGTTTTACCAGTCCCAGCAGGACCATAAAATATAAAATTTTGTATATCATTTTGGTTTAAGTATGCAGATATAGACTTTTTTATGTTTTCGTTACCAACATAATTATTTAATGTTTTAGGTCTATATTTTTCTACTAATAAACTATGCTCCGTATTCGCCATATATTGAATATTTCTTTTCTGGTTCTGGTATTACTTCTGTTTCCTTAGAATCAATTGCATATAAATTACTTTTTAATGGTTCTAACCTATAACTACCTTTAAAACCAGTCTTAACCATGTATGCTTCTAAAGTATCAGTTAAAGAATTATGTACAGGACCATCTGGTTCGTTTGCAACTAATCTCCATTTATCCCCTGGAGGTACTCTCCTAGCAATCAAAATATTTTTTTCTTCAATTTGTGTGGCCATAATATACGAAATTATTTTACATCATCCCCATCATTGGGTCCATTTGTGGTTGAGCTGTTTCTTCACTTGGTTCATCTACTACTGTACATTCTGTAAGTAAGACTGTACCTGCAACTGATGCGGCGTTTTGTAAAGCTGTTCTAGCTACTTTAGTAGGATCAATAATACCTGCTTCTTTCATATTAACTACTTCATCAGTTTTAATATTATAACCCGCCCATATATCATTACCTGAATTACATAGTTGGTCTGCTAGTATTTGTCCTTTAACATTATCAAATCCAGCGTTAACTAAAATTTGGTTGAAAGGTTTAGCACATGCTTCAACTACAATTTGAGCTCCTGTTGTATCAGCTTTTAAACCATTAGAGGCATATAATAATGCTGTTCCTCCTCCAGGTACTATTCCTTCTTCAATAGCTGCTTTTGTTGCATGTAATGCATCATCTACTCTATCTTTTTTCTCTTTCATTTCAGTTTCAGTGTTTCCACCTACATGAATAATCGCTACTCCTCCTGTGAATTTCGCGAGTCTTTCTTGAAGTTTTTCAATTTCGAACGGCGTTGTTGCTTTATTGATTTGTTGTTGTAACTCTTCAATACGTGCTTCAATTGATTCAATTCCTCCTTTTCCATCTACAATTGTTGTTTGTTCCTTTTCTATTGTTACGGTACGAGCTTCACCAAACCATTCCCAAGAGAACTTGTCAAGCTTCATTCCTTTTTGTTTATCAAATACAACTCCACCTGTAGTGATAGCTATATCTTCTAATACTAATTTACGTCTATCACCAAAATCTGGAGCTTTAACAGCACATACTTTCATCGTGCCTCTCATTTTATTAACAATAAGAGTTGCTAATGCTTCATTATCAATATCTTCAGCAATAATTAATAATGATTTTGCCTGAGCTGATACTGCTTCTAATACAGGTAATAATTCTTTTACTTGGGTTAATTTTTGATCCGCAATAAGGATTAGAGGGTTGTCTAATGTGGCAGTCATATTACTATTATTAGTAACAAAATAAGGAGACTTATATCCTCTTTCAAACTGTAACCCTTCAACAGTTTCTAAGTAAGTTTCTCCTGTACGAGATTCTTCAATATGAACAACACCTTCTAATCCTACTTTTTCTATCGCGGTTGAAATTAATTTTCCAGTTTCAGGGTCATTGTTAGCTGAGATTGTTGCAATCTGTTCTAATTGTTCTTCGCCCGAAATGTCTTCTGATATATTATTTTTAAGGTTATTGACTACTTTTTCTACAGTTGAGTCAATATCTCTTTTTATTTGTACAGCATTTTCATTATTATTTAAAGCATTTAACCCAGCTTTAACCATTTCTCGGGCTAACAAAGTGGATGTTGTTGTGCCATCACCTGCTTTTTCTGCTGTTTTTATGGCCGCTTGTTTAACTAATTGTACTCCTAATTCTTGATTAGGGTCGGATAATGTGATTGATTTTGCTACTGTAACCCCATCTTTTGTTGATTGGGGTACTTTCTGAGGATTTGAAATTACTACATTTCTACCATTGGGACCTAATGTTGACACTACAGCATCAGCTAAAATATCTATTCCTTCTACTAAATTGGTTCTTGCATCCGAACCTAATATAACTTGTTTACTCATTTGATATATTTTGAATTTGGTTAATTTCTTCTTCTGTAACTTTAGTAGTTGCTATTGCTTCTTCAATTGCAACTTGGGGTTTTACTTTAGCTAAAACCTGATTTTCTGGCCCCACATAATACTCTTCTCCATTATATGGAAGTTTTGTAAATCCCATAGTAGGCAAAACTACTCTATCTCCCACTTTTAGATTAGTGGGGATAAAATTACCTGAAATTGTTGGTTTTCCTGGTCCTACTGCTACTACAGTACCCATTTCATTTTTTTCTTTACCTAAGTCAGGTACAATAATATTACCATATGTAGTTTCTTCTACTTCTATGGGTTTTACGATAACAGCATCAAATAACGCTTCTAATTCCATCTGTATAATTTTTTATTTGGTTTGAAATTGATTTATAATTGTTTAAATATTTTTCTAAATTATTAAAACTTCCTTTTTGAGATTTTAACTCAGCTATTTTATTAATAGCTTGCCCAAATTCAGAGTAATAATATAATGATTTTTCATATGTTTTACTTTTACCCTTGGATCTAAAATGGTCTGAATCTGATTTAACCATTTCTTTTACAGCATAACTATATTCATCTTTAGTTATGAAAAAAGGTTCTAATAAAGGATCGGTAATAGTCTGTATGGACTTTCTTTTTTTAGTCATATATAACATTTTTATTTGTAGCTATAATATACGAATAATATTGCGCTAGGACACGCTTTTTTTAATAACTTTTATTTAATTTTAATTGATTTTGGTTTAGCATCTTCAGCTAATGGTACAGTAATTTCTAATAAACCATTTGCCATTTCTGCTTCAGTAATTGATAAATCAAACTTAGGGGCTATCTTGTATCCTAAATCAAAGGATTTTTTAGATAAACCATTGTAAATTGTTCCTTCATGGAACGCTTCTTCTTTTGGTTTTTTATAACTAATTTTTAAAACATCCCCCTCTATGTCAATATCAACATCTTTTTTAGTTAGCCCAGTACAGGCAACTTCAAAATGAAGTCCTTTATCATCATAAAAAATATTAACGGGATGTGGTTGTTTAGAATTTAATGCTGGTTGGAATTGACTCTCAGCATTGAAGAGATTTCTGAATAAAATGTCGAAAGGACTTATATGCCTTTCCAATAATTGTAATGTACTCATATCATTTAGTTTTGTGAGGCCGAAGCTCTCGGTTAATTTAATTTAAACATAACATCGTGCCCTAGCTACAATTTTATGTTCTATTATACATATGTAACTATTCATTTCTAGCTACAA